TTGTATCAACAATAGCTGCTTGGAATGTAAATGACCCTTTTAAGTACTGTGGTTTAATCTTGTTCCCAATACGTGTACGTGCATCTGTACCTGTTGCCAAACCTTTGAACATATCATTATTGGCATTGGGTGCAAGACCCGCGATCTGAGTCCCAAATGTATAAGACCCCCAGGTGTTACTAATGTAAGTCATGCCGTTATTTTTTGCTGTGATGAACAAGGTTGAACCTGTCGGAGCTTCCAACACAGTTGATTGGTATGTCTTGTCAAAATATTTCTTCTCGACGTTACGACTAAAGCCTACTGTTGCAAATTTAAGTTTCCCGCGGCCCCTCGTCTTTTTGTAACCATAACGACTACCACGACTACTGCCACTACGGCGCATGCCCCGACGGGACCCAAAACTCTTACGAGTTCTTCTAAATCTAGCATATCCAGCCATTGATATTTAGCAAATTTCCATACAGAACACGGTCCGGTAACTACTGATAGTTATTGGGTTTGTTTGGCGGGTTTAACCCATTACTACTGTGTTAATAGAACCTTCAGTGGCCAGGTGGATTTTTGCAAAAATCCCTAAGTATTACCTGGCCACTTCTCGGCCCGCCCATTCAAAAAACATGCTGTTTTGGTATTAAATTTCTCTCCGTTTACTAGTGGGCCGGGAAGTTAATTAATTCATTAATTGATATATTTATATATAAAACAATGTATTTTTATAGAGGATTTATACTAATTTATGTTGAAGGTACCGAATATCAAAATACAAAAATATTATTTATTGGTGACAACCAAATGTAAAATAATCCTTAATATCTTCCCCTGGGACGATACTCATACCTGCTAATGGCTTACCATTCCAGAATGACATCCATTCTTTAAAATCTTTTTTCCATTGTTCTGCATCTAATGCTTTATCTTTATCACCTGGATTTTTTAAAATCTTCAAGACTCTTGCATCATTCCACCAGTACACTTCTGCGAATCTTCTTGCGAAAGCTTTATAAGTACCATTATCCTTAGATTCGGACCAAATATCTAAAGGATGTTTATTTGTTGTAAACCAAGCTTCTTCAACCAACAAAAGTGTTGAACTACCTTTAACCTCAACGATGTTAACACCACTATTTGTATATTCGTTAAAATTGCGAATATCACCTTCACAGAAACCGGTGTTGAATTCATCAACGACCATAGATGTTTCTTCTGCGTAACCTTCATACCATTTGTTATTGCCCTTTTTCTTGTATAAAGGGATACCACGACCGACGGTTTCAATCATAACATGACTGGTTTTACCAACAGCGGTTGGTCCGAACAACAATCTGCATTTCATTTGCTTTTGACCTTCCCACTCAAGACCTGCTTCTTTTAAACGACGTTGTTCTTTCCAGTATTCCATTTCTTTTTCTTTTGCTTTTTTCAAAGCAATATCATTCGCACGTTCCTTAGCATGGCGTCTAAATTGTAAAGCATGACCTGGGAAAGCTTCGTAAACTTCATCAGTAAGACCACCTTCTTCGTCAATCATACGAGCAAAATCGTCTAAATCTTTACGTTTACCTTGTTTACCTGCTTTTTTAGATTCTAAAGTTCCCCAAATCCAAGGACCTTCCTTGCGACCATCTTCTTTTGTGCAATACTTCAAGTTTTGTTCTTTAGTGCCTTTTGCACTTTCGATATGCGCATTACGGTTACCGAGTAATGTTTTAACACTTGTGAAACGTTGTTTCGTATGGAACTCTAAATAGCCTTGAAAGTGTCTTGTACCGTTAGTACCTTCTTCCAACTGAAAAACGAACCCCTTGAGTTGTTCTTTACCTTTCAACATTTCTGCGAATTCATCACCTGTTGTATCTGGGTTGTTTAATGTAAAACACCATCTCATTACACGTTTATCTTTTGATGAACTTTCTGTTTCATCTTTCACGTCATCTTCTGCTGCTGCTTTTTCGTAATCTAATTCGATATGTTCAACCTTTGGTAATTTAACGTAATCATTATCATCTAACAATTCATCGTCAGAGAATAAGTCTTCACCTTCTTCGTCAATCATGGTTTCAGGTATGTTAATATTCTTGAAAACTTTAACAATTTTTTCAAAATTTTCGTCATCAATTTCATCTACATCCCATTCTAATCTAATTGTTTCGGATGCACTCATACGATCAATAGTATCACGTTCGAATGAATCGTTTATAATAACAGTTGTATCAGTATCGTTAGTAACGTTAACACATTCATCTTTAACAAGAACGGAATTTTCATTTTCATTCATCATCTCTTCAATAAATGCACGTGTGCATTCTCCTAATGGTTTAATAATAGAGTTAGTGAACTTATAATTTGGAGGAGTATATGTACTAGCAACTTCAGGTGCGATACGACGAGACATCTGGGTAATTGGGTATAAAGGTGAGTTTTGCGAGTCCTTTTTTTCTTTGAAAATTCTTATCCCGAAAAATTTGGGGTGGGGAGGTGTTCCTCCATTTTCTTTTTTTTTCTTTCTTTTCCAAATTTGTCCTATTATTTGTCATAATTATCTATTCTCGTTCTTGGTGTTCGTTATTGCTATAATAGGTCTAACTATTGTATATATGTTTAACATTTTATAATGTCATATATAACGTTAATTTGACAAAATGTTCTTTTCGACACATGTCGACGACGTCGTCGCCTTTTTAATTCTCCGAACCTTCTGACCACGTCGCTTTTTAATTCTCCGAACCTTCTGACCACGTCGCTTTTTACCTTCCGAATATACGAATCGGAACCCAACTAATATCTTCTTATTTAATTCTCCGATAAATTCGGAACATTCTTATTTATTTATTAATACAATCATATGTAGCCTTATAGACCCTTTTTTTAAAAAAATTCAGATTATCATATAACATAATCATATGTAGCTTATGGTTTCTTTCCTTCGTAACGTTCGAGTTCCCAAGAGAACGGATCATCATTATCATCATCGTTATTACGTTCCTTCATTCCACCACCCCACAATCTTGATATACGTTCTTTAATTTCATTTGCTTTTTCTACATACTCTTCACCATAAAATTCGATAGGTTTATATTCTGCTTTTTGTTTAGTTTTTGTATTTCCACTGTAATAGAAATCGTTTACGTCATTTCTATTATTATTTCTCCATTGTTTTTTATATTCACTATGTGTTATTTTATCTAATACCAAAGAATCAGCCAATACTCGTGTTCTTCCTAGTATTTCATCCCAATATCTCCATTTTCTAGCATTTGCTTCTAAATGTTCATCATTAAAAGATTGTACGTGTGCAATCGCTGCCTTATCAAAGTATCTACTGCCGATATCCAATACCATATCAGTCCCTTGTGTTGGACTCATACCGTTACCGACAAAATACAACCATAATTGCCATCTTTCCATGTAACACAAATCTTCAGAAATAACTGCTTGTGCCAAATTTCTTGGCCAATGTCTAATTAAGTACCAATCCCATTCATAGCCACTAAGATTGTTGTTGTATTTGTTCCATATCTTACCTTCTTTACTATTCTTAGGCTTAACACCGTTTAATGTAACCATATGTAACGTTAATTTGACCTAATGGAAAAAATTTGAGAAAATGAGAATTTTTTAAAAGTGAGTATATATGTGTTTTAATTCTTTAATCGTCTGTAAAACATAAACGTGAATTCCCAACAGGCCCTTGTAGTTGGATATCTGCTGCAGTTGAACCGTACCCATAAACAAATGCTGCGAAAACAATCGCGACACCTTTATCTGTCAATGCTGTCCCCCCTGGCCCGTTGTATCTAACTGGCCCAATAGCACTCCCACTGACCATAAATGGGCATGTTTTCTGTGGGTTATCTGCATCTAATGTGAAGATCTTGTCTTCTAACACGATGAAACGCCCCATATTATCCACGTTTAACTCTGAGTGCACGCCTGCTTGTGTACCGTTAGTATCAAACACTTGAGGCCAAGTAATCTGTGCGTCTGTACTATTCACTTGCAAATCTTTCACGATCGCCATTCTGTATGTAGTTCTTAAATAACCCAAAGTTGGATTAGCTGTTGCCTCTGCGAAAGCTTCCCCGCCCTGACTTTTGTTTACAGTTGTATCAACAATAGCTGCTTGGAATGTAAATGACCCTTTTAAGTACTGTGGTTTAATCTTGTTCCCAATACGTGTACGTGCATCTGTACCTGTTGCCAAACCTTTGAACATATCATTATT